TCCCCTTTGAAACCAAGCCTAGATATTTGTCACAAACGCTGTGTTGCCTAGTGTTTAATTCTTTTTCTAGGAATAAAATATCAATGAGATGTTGGTCGTAAACAATGGCACGACCACTATTACTGTTTTGATACTTAACAATTCCTACTAGGTGTTTATCATGCAATCGACTATTGCCGACATCATTTACATGAATCTTAGATTTCCCAATCGAAATTGTCTTCGACTTCTTCTGCTTCACTATATCTACCATTGACAGGGTTGAATGTTAATTTTGTCATCCCTGTTTTACTTTGCCAACCCCAACGTGCCTTCCAACAATGAACCTCAACACTATCCTCTCCTCTGTGAATTGTCAAACCCATGTCTGCTTTAGAAAACCAAGCATAACTTTTTGCAATATCTATTCCTGTGACGATGTTCTTCTTTCCATCCTTTTGAAAAGGCTTCGTTGGATGTGCCACAAAGAAGCAAACAATGTCATGCTGTTTGCAGAACAACTGAACTTTTGTGAGCATGTCACTGACCATATCAGTTTCTAATCCTTTGTGATTGGTATGAATAAAGTTAAAGGGGTCTATGACTAGAATTCTACAACCCGTTCTCATTACTGCTGAACTTGCCTTCTCAAGGATAGACTCAATCGTAGGCATTCCACCATCCATGTAATCTTGAAAGAGGATGTGTTCTCTGATCCAGTTTTCAGAGTAATCTTTTTCTTCTTGGCTCATCCTTTTGTTTACTCCTTCAAAGAAGGGTCTCCCTGTGAGGATTTGCGCAAGCTGAACCGAATGCAGTGAAGGAGGTTTTTCGAAAGAGCAAAAGCATGTCTTCCATCCGTAATTTTTTCCAACATTAACTATTAACTGGTCTAAGAAACATGACTTACCCTCTCCCGCATGACCTGATACAACATAGAGCATACCAGTCTGAACTGTAAACAACTCATCAACAGAAGGAAATCCTGTGCTGACTCCACTCGGAACTCCCTGTTCATATAAAGACTGGAACTCATCTGTGTAGTGTTCAATATCATTGAGTCCATGAAGGGGTATAGGGGGTGCGTTTAGTATTGCATCCCTAACAGTTTCTTTGTTTGTGTTGAGCAACAAGTCATTTGCATCTTTGTTGCCTCTGTAATCAACTCTGTAGCATCTAGCTTTGTTTAGTCTTCTGCTTAATTCATCCGCTAGGACATCACCTGATGTATCGGAATCGGTAGCCAGTATTACTCGACCCACGTTTTCAAACTTCTCTCTCTCCTCCCAAACGTATTTGAAACGACCATCCTCTGAAGGATCAACTTTGGAATCTGAAATCTTTGAAGGCGCACCATTTGGAACTGAGTAAACCTGTATGTTTGCATAATCAGAAAAGCTTTCCAAAATAGCTAAACAATCCATCTCGCCTTCTGTTATTACTATCGTATCTGCAATCGTTTCTAAGCTGTCATTGTGAACTTGTCTGCCCCATAACTTAGTAGCGTTGTTCTCCCACCAAAAGTCTTTCGTTCCGTTGGCACTTCTGTATTTGACTGCTTCATACTTATCTGTCGAATCGGCTAGAGGGAAGGTAAAACCTATGACTGGTTTATTATTTTTCTCTAGCAGCACAGCTCCAGCTCTGTCTGCCGTTTCAATACTTATACCTCGATCATTCAACCATTGGACTGCCTTATCAGATGTGCCATTGGATTTAATTTTTACTGGTTTCTTTGGCTTCGTGCCATTGGTTTTTTGATTCATTTGTATTACATTTCCTTTCGTTTGTATTAGCCCCTCGACCCCGCAATGATGACAATAATAAATTATTTTCTCGCTATCAACACTAACACTGAGTGGCTTATCTCTACGATTTTTTTTGCGTGTGTGCTGACAACTAGGGCATGAAATTTTGTGTTGCCCTGTTCCCTTGCTGTTGATTTCTGCATAGATTGTTTGGTCAATACTCGACCTAAAATTTTCCTGTTGACTTAACATAGTTATCCTCTTAGTATGTATATACTTACTAGTAAGTGTATACTTATTATTATAAAAACTTAGTAAGTGTCTACTTACTAAGAACTCCCTCCACAAAAGATTTATCAATGAGTTTTGCTATCTCATTGGATATCTTCTTCCGTGAAATTATTGGGTATTGAACAATGCTGTCTACGCTGTCTTTGATCTTATCGCTATCAATTTTATTTCTCTCGCATAAAGCAACAAAGTCTTTGGACTTGAAATATGTTAGTGCCTCTAGTGACCTATCTTGATCCTTACTTGCTATGTCTCTCACAGCTTGCTTGATTATAAGGCTATCTATTTTCACTAAGTCTTTGTCCATTCAAAAATAATAGACCAACTGTTTGACATTTGCAAGACATAGATTTAACATAGCTTTGTCATAATAATCAAAGAGGTCACAAATTGAATTACGAGATTGAGAAGAAAGTGCCTGTACCTCCACGAAGGGGTAAGCCACTCAAATATGATTTGCCTTTGGATAAAATGAAAGTAGATGACCACATAAAGATTAATGTGCCAAAGGTTCAAATAAGGAAAGAAGCAAAGTTAATTAGAAACACAGTGCTTAGATTCAAATACAAAAACCCAAAGATGGATTTCACAGTCAGAGCCTTAGAGGATGGCATAGGCATATGGAGAATTAAATGAAAAAAATTAAACAAGAACAGCTAGTAGATTTATTGACTACACAAAAGGAACTAGAAAGGACTGTCAATGAAATCAAACAACACAAAGAAGAATTTTTAAAACAAATTATCATGTACGAAAAAAGACTTGACCATTTACAAGCGGGCTTGTCTGAAACAATCAGTGTAATACTTGAGACAAAGAATGAAATACACTAATCAGCATAACGTACCCGAAGAAATAATTAGGGCTGTTCATAACGACAGTTATACTCGTGGCAATTCTATTATTTCTGTCACTGGATTGTTGCAACCTCCTCAAATTAGATTACTCACAGAGAAGAACTATGAAGACATGACAGTAGATGTCTCTGACGAGATATGGAAGCTTCTAGGTCAAAGTGTTCACACGATATTAGAGCGAGCCAATGAGGACAACGAGGACACGATTACAGAGCAGAGGATGTATGCCAGTATCAAAGGGTGGAAGATAAGCGGTCAGACAGACAGCATTTCAGTCTCAGAGGGCATTCTAAAAGACTATAAGGTTACTTCCGCATGGAGCATTGTTTCTGCACTCACAGATGGCAAGCCTGAATGGGAGCAACAACTTAACTGTTATGCTTGGCTCAATAGAATGGAGCGTGGTGTGCATGTTAAAGGATTAAATGTGATTGCTATCGCTAGAGACTGGAGCAAGTTTCAATATCAAAGAAGCGGTGGCAACTATCCAATATCACCAGTCTCAGTTATACCTATACCCCTTTGGGATAAAGAGAAACAAGAAGCCTTCATTGAGGAGAGGGTGGACTTACATCAAAAGTCTGAAGCAGAATTCTTAATCAATAAAGTCTTGCCTCCATGCAGTGATGCTGAGAGGTGGAAGAAGGGCGACACATACAGAGTTATGAAGAAAGGAAGGAAGTCAGCAGTAAGGGTGTTGCACTCACAGGAAGAAGCAGACGAGTATCTAGAAAAACAAAAGGATACCAAAGGTTTAAGTGTTGAAATTGCTAAAGGTGTTTCAACTAGGTGTGAAAGCTATTGCGGTGTTTCACAGTTTTGTAATCAATTTAAGGAGGAAGAAGGGTGAAGTTTGTCGTTAGAACATATGCAACATGCGAATATGCCTATGAAGTAGAGGCTGATAGTTTGGGTGAGGCAGAGGATAGATATTACGAAGGTTATGCGAAGGAACTCAATGGTGGAAACCCATTAGACATAAAGAATGAGCAAATAGATTTTATAAACAAAGTAAAAAATATGGAGAAAACAAATGGATGAACTAGAATTCAAAGATATATGGGAGACACTCTACAACTTAGATGTATCCAAACATACAGAGGAGAAGATGAACTTAACTTATCTCTCTTGGAGCAGAGCATGGATGTTGTTGATGAGCGAGTATCCTCAAGCAACCTACACCTTTGTTGATTTTGAGGGTGTTCCATACAGGACTTTACCCGATGGAACTACTGAGGTAGCGACACAGATAAAGATAGATAGCCACGTTAGAAGCATGATACTTCCAATAATGGACTATAAGAATAATGCTGTAGTCAATCCAAATGCTAGGCAAGTAAACGATAATAGAATGAGATGCCTTGTTAAAAACTTAGCCATGTTTGGCTTAGGCATGAAGGTGTTTACACAGTTTGACGATCACCTCCCCGATGAGGAGAAAGATGAACAGCCTAAAGCAAAGAAGCAACCAAAGAAAGAAGAACCCAAAGAAGTATCAAAGCCTGAACCAAAGGCAGATGATACGAAGACCGAAGAATGGGCTGATGCTTTCATAGAGGCAACTGAGAAAACAATGACTTTGAATCAGTCAAAAGAGGAACTGCGATCTTTTATGAAAGCAAATGCACAAGGCTTCTCTGACTTAAAGATATTTTTCCCTGAGCGTAGGGATAAATTAAACGATGCTATCAGCAAATATGCAGATACATTACCTGAAAAAACCATTAGCCAAACGGAGGAATAACAATGGCATATGACGATAAACTACAATCTGATGGACAGATTTACACAAACAACTATAAAGCAAACGACAAACAGCCTGATTGGACTGGAAAGGTCACTCTCACAAAGGAATTGTTGAAATCCTTAGTGGGGCGACTAAGAGAAAAGAAGGCTGAAGACGTTGAAGTAAGGGTGGCTCTATGGAATAGAGTCTCTAAGAATGGCAATGAGTATAAGTATGCAAGACTTGATTTACCTCAAGAGCAGAAGAAACCTGAGCCTGAGCCTGAGCCTGATTTCAATGATGATGATATACCTTTTTAAATCATCCCCCCAAATGATGAAGACTCTTTTGTGGTTTAAGTCTTAAAAGCGAAACCACATATATAAACAATGAGGGGTAAAAATGTCACCATTAGAGGTTTTTGAATACGATAAAGAGAAGTCTTACGACTATAATTATGCACAATGGAAGCTGATGTCAGATGATGAAAGAATTCATTTAGGGCAAAAGCCATACACAGAAGATATGGCAAAACAGATTTTCCACAAAATACATTATTTGAAGTACAGAAAATAATTTACCAGTCTAAAAAAAAATATTTAACAAACAAAGCAAATGCGGGAGAACCCATGATTAATTACGAAGGATACAAACAAATACTAGGAAACGTAAAACAGATGATACAAGCAGAACCATTAACAGAAATGGAGAAAGACAGCTTGATATCAAAGATCAATAACTTTGAAGATGAAATAGATGAGATGATTTCAGGAAGAATTGCAGAACTAGAAATGTATGTAGAGCAACTAGAAAGTAGGGTTGCCAATAGTGAGAACACCAGTATAAGGCTACCATGACTAAGATATGGAGAAAAAAAGAGTGGGAAGAATCTGAGAAGATTAGCCCCTCTTATTACAAGAAGGGGATAGAGGTCACTGACTTTATAATCTCTAATGATCTCGGTTGGTGCGAAGGGAACATCGTTAAATATGTTCTTAGGCACAAAACAAAACACAAAGAGAATCCCAAACAAGATTTAATGAAAGCGAAGTGGTATTTGGAAAAACTAATTGAAAATTCAAAGACATAATGAGCCGAGAAGAAAAATGTTTGCGTGTTGTTGGAACGGCTCATGTGTGGGTTGGGGGGAATAATCCCCTCAGCTTAATTAGGAGAAAGAAATGAAAGCGTTAGGTTTATTTATATTTTTACTAGGAATGTTTGTATTCACAAGCGGTTGGGTGCTTTTAGATTTGGCATCTATGCCATTGAAGAATGATCTTTATTCAATAGATATATTGGGATTCTTTAACAATATGTTTTCCTCTGATCCAACTGTCGCAAGCTTCCAGTCATTCATGTCTTTACTGTTTATTATTATGGGATGCTTGATCTGTTATAGCGGTAGCATTTTAATCAAATATTAAAGCAAGGAGGTATAACAATGGTTGAGATTGAAGAATCATGGATGCAAAAGATTAGAGACATTGCACCTGTCATAGAGAAAACCGAGTATGAAGTCTTTAAATGTGAGGCAGAGGTTAAGAAGCTTCATGCGACATTAAAGATGCAAGCATTATCAGATGGCATGAAAACATCTTCTGCTCAGGAAACTTGGGCTGAATCACAGCAAGAACTATATCTAGCAAGACTAAAGGTTGGTGTTGCTAAGGGTACACTCTCTGCTTTAAAGATTAATTTAAAGTCATTAGAGATTGGATTCGAGGAATGGAGAACGAAAATGGTTAATGCTAGAGAGGAAAGAAAAAGATATGGGGCTTAAAGGCAGAGTGCCGAACCAAGCAGAACTAGACCATATGGGTAGGGTTGCAGAGATTGGTTGCATCGTCTGTAGAAACAAGGGTCTTTATTCGCCATCGGAAATACATCACACCGAAGGCAAGACAAAAGAAGGGGCGCACCTAAAAGTGTTGCCCCTTTGTTTTGAGCATCACCGAATGGGCAGTGGAAAAGAACCCATTAGCAGACATCCCTATAAAAAAAGATTTGAAGAAGCCTACGGAACTGAGAAAGAATTATTAAAGCAAGTAGATGATATACTGGATAAAAGACAAGATGAGTTTTTTGACAACATACCCTTTTAACCAACTGCGGTATTACCAACACCAGTGTTCTTTACTCTTTCAAAAATTAATATTTACCAGTCTACTATATTTATTGGGCTACAGAGCCGACAGCAGTATTGTTGGCGTAAACAAACAAATAACACTAACCTTGAGGTGATAGATGAAAACACAAAGCGCAAAAGCAAAAGGTAGAAAACTACAACAATGGTTTACTAGGTTGTTAGTGGATGCTTTAAGTTTGGATGAGGATGATCTAGAAAGTAGACCGATGGGTTCTCAAGGCGAAGATATCATTATGGGTAAGCAGTCAAGGGATCGTTTCCCTTATTCAATAGAATGCAAGAACCAAGAGAGAGTCAATGTTTGGCAATCATATGAGCAAGCAAAGGAAAACTGCAAGGGATATGAGCCATTGTTGGTCATTAAGAGAAACAGGAGCAAGCCATTAGTGGTAGTGGATGCTGAACATTTTGTAAATTTATTTAAGGAGAAAGAGAATGAGTAAAGTAATAACTTACGATGATTACGGAAACTACACATCTGAAAATTCAATAGCTTTAATATGGTGCATTGACGATGTAAAAAAAGCCTCAAAAGATATAGGTCTTGAAAGAACCCTTACGGATGATGAATGTATGGAAGTGCTGATTCATTGCCAAGAAAATTTGGATTGGAGTTTTGGTTTCGGTTGGGAAAATCTTTATTGGACTATAAAAGAATTTTATCAAAAGAAAGGTGAAGATGATGATGCTTGAAGAACAACTAAAGGAACAGCTAGAGGAAAGAAAAAAGAAGTGGTGGGGATGGCATAAAGAGAATCCTCAAGTGTGGGAAAAGTTTGAGGAATATACACTGGAAGCTATAGCAACAGGTAGGAATCATTATTCACATTGGGCTATAGTAAATCGTATTAGATGGAACAGGGAAATAGAAACGAAGGGTGGTGAGTTTAAGATTAGTAATGACTATATTTGTTTTTATGCCCGACTGTTTCATGCCAAACATCCTGAACACAATGAGTTTTTTAAATTAAAACCCCTGAAAGAAGAAAAACTAATTTCTGACTTAGTTTCCCAAAGAGATCATTGGAACGTTAGCTTTCTCCCTCAAAGCGGGAATAATCGCTAATCGTCTGTCTCTATCTAACTCTAGCTCCCTAATCATATCTGACTTGGCAGACATAGAGATATCTGTTCTCTGCATGATCCTGTCTCTTTTCTTTCTGTAGTTCGCCATATATCTATTGATGGCATTGATCTGAGATTTAACTTGGAAGATTCCTTTGTTGTGTTCCCTGTAAGCAGTGAGTTCGTCATACCTTCCTTGATCTTTGAGTTTGTTCAAAGTAATTGTAGCTCTTTCTACTTCTGATCTCAGTTCATAGAATTGTTGCTGTAAACCGCCAGACTTATCCAGATCAATAAATAATCTTTTTAATACTGGTATATCGTTTATGTTTGGAGGGATTACTGGAGTTCCAGTGATGCTTCTTGTAAATACATCTATGATATCCAAGACATATCCGCCAAGCGTTCCTGTGTACCCATTGATGACATGCTCTATTTTGATGGGTGATATGTTGAAAAACTCTCCCATGATCCTAGCTAGTTCATTGGTAGACTTTCTTGATTGATAAGCGGGCAAAGATTTTTGTTGATAGTAAGGAACAATCTCTGAGTTGGTGAAGCTGTTTCTGTTTATCGCTACCTCAAAGATAGGTTTAATTGCTTGTATGCTGATATCACCGCCTAAGAATGGCACTTCAGCAGAAGTTCCTAGCTGTCTGAAAATAGATTTAGCTGGGTCTTTCTCAACACCTCTACCAATGGTTGCATCTATTAGCCTCTCAGGAATGGCTTTAAACAACATGCCGACCTCAAACGGAATAGGAATCTTAATTGCATATCCTAATCCAGTTGGAATAATCCAATTATCATCTCTGACTTCTCGCTTCACTTCCTTGTATTCATCGGTATCTGATACCAGTAAATAATATAATGCTGTCGCAGCGATCATCGCAGAAGCTCGCAAAGCAAACTTTCTTTGTATTCTATTCTTCACATCATCTAGCGTTTCGCCTTCTTGAAGTCTTTCTGTGGCTGAATATTGTCCTGAAGCAGAGCGATACAAGACATCAAGACCTTGAATCCTAGCGTTCATAAATGGTATGGCAGATGTTACAACCCTAAACATTGGTGATAATCCCCTTCGACCAAAGTTAATGATCTCTAATGCTTGATAGGCAGCTTCAGATTGTGCCTCAGCTTCAGATGAGCCTCTTTTCTTCATGTCATTATAGACCGCATTGTATACAGCCAAACGAGTTGCACCATCAGACTTAGTGGTCAAAGCACCCAAGCCATCCCAAAGTTTATAGAAAGCGTTCTCAGCGTTCATCCCATTATCAGGTGATAATCCTTTTTGCCTTCTCGCCCTATCCATTAACTGCTTAACACTTCCCTCATCATTTTGGAAATCGTATCCACCGATTACACCAAACTTTTCCAAGTCTGATATATCGGCAAACATATTTTTAACAGTGTCAACCATTGGGGTAAAGCCATCCCCATATAAAGGTGCGCCTGAAGTTACTGCTGCTGACAGGGTATCCCTAAGCAAGTTGACAACAACAAATCCTGGATCACGAGTAACTGTGTCTCTAAGTATGGCTGAAGGGAAAGCCAAGAAACGAGTAACCGCATCTGTCTTGACCCCACCAATGGCTTGTACTCCATGAAACAATTCAACGTCATCTATTTCCCAATATTGTTTCTGACCATCTTCAAAAGAGAATATAGTGTTTAAGTTTCCCTCTTTCTTTTCTCTAGGGCTAACCCTTCTTGCCTCGCCCATTGTCTCTAAATCTCTTAACAGTTTAGATGTACCATCATTTTTCATAGCACCCGTTAGGATTGATAGTGAGTTTCTAGCAATTGCTTCTACAGGATTAACATTAATTTCTCTTTGAGAGCCTTTCATCTCAATGTTTAATGGGTTATTAGGCAATGAGCCACCGCCAATAGTAGGTGCTGTTATTCCTTCATCGTCTACCATTTCTCTGTAGAAAGGATAATAACTGGATTGTTCTCTCCAAAGCTCTGCTTGTTCTGCATTCAACAACCCCTTGTCCTCAGCAAAACTTATTAATTCATTGTTCCATTTTTGATAGTTGTTCCAAGCTTCAACAACGCTTTTGTATTTTGTTTCAATAACCCTGATTTGCTCTAAGTCTTTAGGTGTAATAGGTGTTTCAAACTCTCTGCCTTCTTGTTGTAGTTTTTGAACCCTTTTTAATTTGGCATATATACCAAAGACTTCTTCTAAATTAACACTTGGGTTTGCATACAATGGAGCCATGATCTGCATAAGACCACCCGTTCCTTTGTTGCCAGCAATAAATGGATTGTAACGAGTGCTAATTTCTAAGGCTTGCACATTTGTTAAAGCATCTTCGCCTTCTATTGTGCTTTGTGGAGTACCAATCATTAACATGGATTGGAAAACCCCTCTAGCTCTATCGCCCATTCTTAAAGCAGCCATTGTTGCTGTAGAAGCAGCATTGTTGGCAAGCCTTACATCTTCATTAGACTCACTGCCAGCTAAGATTTTTTTATCTACTTTATCTAATTTATCTATAAAGTTTTGTCGTGTGTCTTTAAATGCTTTCCTAATGTTTTCTACTGGATTGTTAATGACATCTAAAAGCCTAACCCCGTATGGTTGTGTTGGCTCTGGAGACTTTCCTGTTCTTTTAATAACATCATTAAACTCTGATGGGATAGATGCCCTTGAAAATAAAGGAACATTCTTTGATGGCATTGGTGCTGTGATGTCTTCATTAAACTCTATAGCAGCCTTTAATGCGACATCTGACGCATTTATATTATAAATAGGTATCTCACCTCTAGGAGTTTGTTTGACGATCTCCTCCGCCCTATCAACGGCTTCCCTGAGTTTTATGTTTTCGCTTGTGTTTTCTTCGGTAGCAAATCGAGATGACTCTTGCATAAGACTTGTACCACGCCTATCACCAAGAGATTGTATTAAAGCATTGCTTATTTCTATTGTGTCAGCCGATAACATATCTTGACTAAGACTAAGAACTTCAGATAAAGCACTATTTTGTTTTGCTGGAACTCCAAGTAGCTCTCTGATTATTTCAACAAACTCATCCCACACAGATTTCTTGCCTTGAGGGGCATAAGGTATTTTTTCTAAATATTGTTGAAAATCTAAGTCTGTTAGACCATAAGTAATTAATTCTTGTATATTTTCTTTGTCAAAAACTGGATGGTCTTCTCCACGAATTTCATATTTATTGTATCCTTTAGAAACTAAATATTGCATTTCATCTAGAGTGCCAACAAACTCTGAGCCTAATTCTTTTCGACCCTCCTCGTAAACTTGATCCATTTCATCTTTGATACTGTTTTGATGATCTATTAGCCTGTCTCTTAATCTCGAAAAACCCTCATAAGCTTTTTGTGATTTAGGTGTACCCAAATAAGACCTTCGACCCGCTTCAAACAAAGGTAAAGTAGCCCCGTGTATTGCTTCATGCAATATTACTCTATAGTTTAATCCAGAGGCGGTATTAAAATTGTTTAAATAAATATCAATATTTTTTGTAGCACCGCCTGTATCCGTTGAAGCTGAAGGAAAAGTTACTGCAACACCTTTTGCATAGTCATTTAAAAAATGATCTGTAAGAATTTCTTTAGCTCCTTCTTTATTTCTAATTAATTCAAGAGTTTCATCTGTAAGATGACTGTTGTTAACAGCTTTATTTCCTTTGCTGTCACCCTGTATAACATTAATAGAATAAGTAACGCCTTGTTTCTCAAACTTCATTAATTGTTCTTTGGTTTTTCTAGCAATGATTGATAAGCTTTTATCTTCTTTTGCTATAACATCCATAACCTCAGTTAAAGACTTTCCTTTTATTTTAGAAAGCACTTCATATGGGGGAAAATCTACAGGAGTATTTTTATTTATTGTTGCTCTAGAAAACAGTGGAGTTGTTGCCCTAAAGTCTGCCTCAAACCAAGATTCATTTAACAAGTCATCTAAGGTTGGGCTTGATACTGTAGCTTGCCTTCTTTTATATCCATCAGGATTAAAATATAATCTAAATTTATTGTTGCCTAAATCTTCGTAAAACTTTTCTTGATTTCTATTGTTTCTAAAAATCTCTCCAGATTTAGTATCAAACTCTTGTCTTTCTACATACCCATAGTCTTCCAACACAGCCCTTGATATTCCTATACTGGATGCAGTTAAAGGCACATCAGGGAAGTATTGCCTATCTGGACCATAGGTATCGTCATCTAATATATAAAGCTCTTCCCCTTTAAATTCATCAATATACTCATCTAAAGCATCAGGATCATCTATAAAGTCAGGATGGTTTCTTAATCTTCTTTTGTTTTCTCTTGATATAGAAGCAATGTTTTTTGATGACCTAGAAAACAATGGCACTTGACCGCTTGCTTCTACTTCTTGTGATCTTTCTAAATTAATTACTTCGTCTTGTAGTTTGTATATCTCTCTAGAAATTCTATCCCTAGTATTTGGAGACATCGTATCTAAATCAAGTTGTCTTTGTAGACCATAGATAACCTGATTCAAAGATTCAATTCGCTCATCCGTTGGAGAGGTGTATGAGGATGTTGTAGTATCATCCTCCTGTTGTTGAAGAGTTGTTTCTAAAGTTATTCCTTCAGCTCCAACCTCTAAAGCATTAGAAGCGTTTTGCAAGAAAGACGAAAGAGCTGTGTCTAATTTAGCTGGAACACCCAACAAGCCCCTCATGGTTTCTACAAAACTATTCCATAAAGATTTCTTTCCTTTGGGTGAATAAGGTATTTTTTCTAAAAATTCTTGAAAGGGTCTATTGGTTAAGCCATAAGTTATAAGCTCGGCAACATCTTTTGTCGGGCTTCCTTTTTGGATGCCATTAACTTTATAAGCAAAATTATGTTTTTCAAAATTTGTAATAGCAAATTTATTTTTAGATTTTATACGTTGAATATAGTCAGACATTGTTTTAGATTCGTTTTCTGCTATTGAATCTAATTCATCAAACTTTCCTTCGTCTGCTAATTTTTTCCATTCTTTTCCTTTTTCTGAAATATAATCATTAACCTTGTCTTGTAATAAAGTTAATTCTTTGTAAGCTTTTTTTCCTTTTGCTGTTTTGTTTGGGTTAAGCATTTGAGCTACAGTTGCAGAATGCAAAACTTCATGTAAAGCAACTTCAAAATTTACTCCATTACTAATTCTGCTTTGGTAGTTTTTAGAATTATTTAATCGTAATGTAAATTTATTTCTGGTTAGACTTCTATATGAAATATGACCCTGAGCGCCAGCTAAATTTTTATTGCTGCTGTCAATAACAAAAGGAAATTTAATGCCTTTCTTTTGTAATTGCTTTAAAGACTCAAAAGATTTTCTAGCTATTATTCTATAGTCTTCACTAGGAGCATTATCAGCAAGCCACTTAGCAACCTCAACTGTTGACGTATCATTAACACCTCTATAACCACCGCTTGTTCTTGGAGTTTTTTCAATAATTCCTGCTGATATTAAACCATTTACAATCTGTTCTTTTTGTTGGTTATATTCTTCAGTGCTTAGGCTTTCTTTATTGTATGGAATAATGCTAGATGGAGGTGGATTAGGAATGTTTGAACCATCAATAAAAACACCAGTGATCGGAGATGTATCTGCATCAGTTTCACTAAATGGTTTTGTTGGGTCTATTCTTGGTACTACTACAGGTCTGCCAGTAACTACATCATCAGCATCCATATCTTCTTCTGTGCCAATCTCATCTTCTACTTCTACAGCCTGTTCTTGATCGAAAGCAGAAGGTGGAAGCTTGTCTGTTTGCATCAGCGTTCTGATAACATCTCTTTCTCTACTGCCTACTTTGCCAGCTTCTATTTCACTAAAGATTTGTGATGTTCTTTTAAATCCAGAAATACGCATGGCTTGACCCATAGACCTAAAGAACTCAACCATTTTATTAAAGATGCCTTTAGCTTTAGGTGGCATTTGTACTTTAAAGTTTCTAGCTCTATACATTTCTGCAATGGCTTCTTCTACAAAAAACTCTTCTTGATACTCTCTTCCACGAGTCGCTACTGTCTCAGAGTTTAAAGCAATGGCTCTATCATAAAAGGTTTGACCTTCAAATTGAGCATCATAACTTTTTGGAACCTTTGCTCTTTTAACCTGCTTTCTAAGATATTGATATTCTGATTCTGTAATTAAATCTTTTGTACGGAGAGCATGAATCATTTCATGGTCTAGAACCTGCATTAATCTATTTTCTATTTCTTCCTGTGAGGCTGTGCCATCAGGATTAACCGCATTAAGAGACAAGAAAATAGTATCTGTGCTTACATCATACTCACCTTCAACAGCACCTTCTGTTGGTGTAGCTCTAGTTATTCTTGGGTCGTAAATAATATTACCAGAAGCATCTTCTGCTAGAGTTGTTGTAGAAAGAATGTCATCACTAACGATAACTGCTGTTTCTTTTAAACCTCTTTTGTTTAATATCTTTTTAGCTTCTTGTGCAAACTTATTTATTTTTCCTTGCTCAACGGCTTCAGCAAAGTTAATAATCTTAGGCTCTATTTCTTTTGGTGGAAGCGTTCCCTTTTGATTCTCTCTTGCTTTTTCTACCAATGTTTGAATAACATCTTCAGGAACTTTGTTTTCTTGTCTTAGTCTTGCTTCATATTCATCGGGAGTTTCATTAAAAGCCTCAGACCTTCTAGCAATATCGTACTGAAAGTTTTTTCTAATTTTATATTTGTTTGTTCCCTCAACCTTTTCGGCACGACCACTGGTAGTAAGATCACTAATAAATTGTTCTGTGGCTGTTTTGTTTTTATATGTTGGGCTGGTTTCTTCTGATAAGAGTTCTTTAACAGTAAACTCTGCATCTTGACTGGCTTTAGACGCAACAAAATTGGCAACATCTATTGCCGTGTATTCTCTGGGTCTAAAGTCTGGGAATTTTGTTTCGGTGCTAAACGTAGGTAGGGAGTGTATGCGAGCCAAGAAGAGTTCCTTAGCAGGTTTTCCTGCTTTCGTGATATTTTCAGTACCAGTCCAGCGTAATGCAGCGTATCTAACCGCAGGTGATTTAAAGTCTAAATCAATATTTTTTGACGCAGCCAAATCTTTCATTGCCTTAACGCTTGTATTGACTTGTTCTTTGTCAGCTCTAATAGAAGGAATGCCATCTTTTTCGGATTGTTCAAACACTACTTGTGAACGATCTTTTAAAAGATTGGTGTAGTCTTTCTTATTAAGAATCTTTTGAGTCTCAGCCATCGAGTAATTACTCTTTAGGTCAAGACCTTTTGATTGAACGTATTTGCCAATCTTGTTTAGTTTTGGACCGAGCCTTGCAACTCTTGCTTGACTAAACGCTTTTTTGTTTGGTCCAAAAATATCTGTTCTTTCTTTCTGTAAAACTTTCTTTTGTTCTTCAGATAAGGTTGTATCAAGGTCGATAACGCTGGATAGATTAACCTCTCCAATATTTGGGTCACGAATCGTTGATCCGATTACATCAGCAGTAGAGCTTTCAGGAAGTCCTAAGTTATACTTTGCTTGATCTACTTCATTCTTTGTTATCTTTCTTTGGTAATTGTTTTCTTGTTTGTCTTTAAAAACAAGTGCCTCTGTTTCTTGAGCAAAGGTTTGAACAATTGGATTTTCAGGATCAGTAGCATCTATAACATTAAATGCACCATTGGCATCTTCAATAACTTCTAATGATGGGATAATGTCTGGATTTGCTGGCAGTGTTATTTCATTAGGCTTATCGCCTATTGGTTGATCTTGAGCAACCTCAACATCTCCTTGATCTATACCTTTTTGGAATTTGTTTTCTTCAATGGTAGAAGCTACATTATCTCTAGCCGTTTTTTCATACTCTCTTAGATAAGCTCTGCTTTTGGTTCTTCCTGACATTGCATTAACAGCAAAGTCAGCAAATCCACCAACTGCACCACCTATAGTAAACTCATCAAAAAGACTTTCGCCTATTGGTAATTCATCACTATATAAACCACGAGCTAATAAATCTTGAGACAAACTTGCTGTAACTTCTTGTAAAGCTTCTACACCACCTGATTGTGCAGCCGAACTCAAAGCTCCTTTTATGTCCATATACTTTGAAGCATTCTTAGGAACTTTCTTTAACAAGTTAAATACTGGCAATACTTCAGATAAACCTATAACCCCACCGCCTAACTCTGCAAATGTCTCAGCAAGCGCTCCTACGTCTTCTCCTTGCTCCTTAGCCATGTTCATTCGGTCAACCTGTTGGGCTATACCTGCTGGAGCAGCAATTGAAGCTGGGGCTAAAAACATTGGGTTACGAGCATATGGTAGTTTTGCGCCAACACCCCTAGTCAGAAGTGATTTACCTATAGCACCAGCACCTAGAAACGGACCAAATGAACCCAAGCCTTCTCCAAACTTAGTCATCCATTTGTCAGCATAGGCTGGATCAGCAGCCAATGATGATTCGGTTCTTAAAAAATCTTTGTATTGTTGCAAGCCTTGAACAAGGTCGCTGTCGTTGCCTATGTCAAATAATGATGCTACACCTAAAGGTACATCAGCAACCATAGATAAAGCCCCTCTAGGTACGCCCTTAAGTGTTTCTTTGGCTTGCCCTAGAATGGTTGTTTCGTCTAAATCATCCCCAAACTTTTCTTTAACAATTCTAACAAAGCGCTGTCTATCTAGTGGGTCTGTCGGAATATTATATTGATTTCCATTGGGGTCAGTATAAATACTCATTATTATCCAACTTTAGTACCTTTAAAGAAATCTTCATCGTTTTGTGTTTCTACACCCAAAAGAAGTGAATATGTTGAACTAAAGGTTTCTAATTCTTCAGGAGTTAATGTAACTGTTCCGTCTTGAATTAATTTTGCATATGCTTCGTATTGTTTTAATTTTGCTATTCTTTGTTCCTCTGGCATAGCTTCTATTTCAGCTTTTGCTTGTTCTGCTTGAGCTTCATAGTAAGCTTGTTGTGCGCCTGCTAATCCTGCTTCACTCTTTCTTTCTTGCATTTGACCAGCTACTCCAGCAATACCAGCACCAAGCTCAGACATGTTTCTAGCACCCATAAGGACTCCGCCTAGTTGTGCCATAGTTAATCCTTGATCTGGGGTTATGTTAGAGAATAGACCGCCTTTCTTTGTTGCTGTTCCACCAGTATCTGTATCTATAATTGTGTCTGTATCATCTACTACTGGACCTACTACTGGACTCGTAACTGGTTTATCTTCTTCTTCGCTTCCCTCTGGTAAAACTTGACTTGCTAAAATACCACCACCAATTATTCTTGGAGCAACTTTTTTAGCGGTTTCTTTTCCTGCTTCGATAGCTTGTGTTGAGCCAAATCTACTTTTCGGTCCTAAATTATATTTTTTACCTAATGTAAATTGACCTAACCTGTTAAGCATATTTCTTCCAGCCTGTCTTATTCCAGTTGGAGTAAGCATTCTTGCTGCACCTAAAAGCCCTCTGCCTACACCTAATGCTGTTGCTCCTGCTGCGGAAGGAGCAATAGTTGCTACTGTTGCAGCAGTTATTACGCCATCTTTAATAGCCTGACTCCAATTAACTGTTCCATCTTCATCCATATATCTAGCTGATATATCATCTATCATTCCTTGAGTCATCGCTTGCATATCTTCAGGTCTTTGATTTGCATAAGTGGTTGCACCCATAGCAAAGAAACCAGTACGACCTCCATCAGCCATCATTTGCATTGGAGACTCAGGCATAGGCGCAGGCATGTCTTGAGGCATGGGTTGTTGAGCCATACCCTGTAAACCTTGAGGAGCCATAAACTCAGCAACTGTTTCTTCAGCAACTGTTGTTTGTGGTTCTGCTTGGGTTGCTTGTGCTTGGTAAGCTTTTTCTAATTGAGTTCTTCGTTGTATTTCGCTTAAAACTAAAAACTGTGGATAAGTAGAATTAGGGTCTTGTGTCATTTGTGCCAATTGATCTTTTGGCATATATTCTAATTCTTCTGCTATTTGTATTAGGTTAGCCATTAACCGCCACCTCCAAATCCTCTATAAAGACCAAGACCACTCAAACCTGCACCCAATGCAGTTTGGAATAATCCAGGTTGTTGTTGATATGTGCTTTGTGTTTGTTGAGGCTGTATTGGAACACCTCTTAATAGATTGCTAAACCGACCCAATTGATTCTGAGTAAAGTCTTTTTGCCTCAAGAAGTCTTCATAGCCTATATCTCTGCCCGCTTGTCTAATGGCTCTTTCTTGTCTGCCAATATTTTCAAGCATTTGCATTCTAGATATAGCATCTTGTTGTATTCCCTGTCCTGCTTGCATCAAACCTTGAGCTGCCTGTAAATTATAACGATTAGACAAATCATAAGCGCTTTGACTAAATTTCTCTTGAGCCTGTCTTGCAGCTTCATTTTGTTGAGCTGCTGTTAAACCAAGTTTAGCTGCTTGTTGTCTGGCTTGTTCTCCAGCTTGATATGCTTGTATCCCCTGTGTTCCTTCAGCTTGCATTGCTTGTTGCTGTGCGCCAAAAGCAGATTGTAATAATTTTTCTTGAGCTTGTTGGGCTGCTTGTCCTGCTCCAAACTGTTCCAAACCAAATCTCGCAGCTCCCATACCAGCAGCTCTTTCTCTTTCTAGTTGTTGTTGTGCTGATTCAAATGCTCTTTGTGAACCTCTTGACTGTATATCGCCTAACTGTTGCCCTAAATTACGTTCTCTTTCTGCTTGCAAAATAGCATCACGATAACCGCCTAAACCACCAGCTTGAGTTGCTGCATCAGCAGTTTGTTTTGCTGCAATATCAGAAGCTCTTCTTGCTTCTCTTTTTTCTATATCAATAACATTCTGTTGATAAGGTGACATAAACCTATCAATATTCTGTTCATAATTCATTGGGTCATATGCTGGACCCACTTGACCCGCCTGATAACCCGATTGCAAATTTCCAGCTTGATAGCCTTGACCCATTGTTGCTGCATCATAACCAGACTGTGCAGTACCTGCTTGATAGCCTGATGTTAAAGGCGCTTGTGAACCATATCTTTGTGAAGCATCTGTAAATTGTTGTGGCGTTCCAGACTGGGCAAAGCCACGCACCATTGCTTGAGATGTTAATTCATCTGGAGCAAAGTATTCTAATCGTTGACCACCATAAGGAGTATAGCCTTGTAATGACTCGGCTTCTCCTCTTTGTAGTAGTCTCTTGTAATAAGGCTCTACATATTCAGGTAAATTAGAAGTTTGTGTAGTAACTTCTTGTGGTGCAGGTGTACTACTGCCTCCGCCCTTATATCTTCTCATTTTTCTTCCTCAAAATTATATTCAAAACAAACCGCAGTTTTGTCCCATTTTTTATCTTTTATCCAGTTCCAAAATCCAGAGCGACCAACACCTTCAATGCCATCACACTTATTGTCTTTCGCCCATTTTTCCAGCATTCCTAATCCGTCATCAAACCAATAAGACATATTTTTGCCAGCAACATGATCTAGATTTAGCATTTTTTTACCCGTTGGGTAGCTACTAATTTGTGTAACCGCACAACCTATTATCTTTAAGTTTCCTGTATCAAAACAAATCCACAAAGAGCATTCATTATTAAGGCATTGATAAAATATATCTTGGGTTGTTACCCTGCCTTTGGATCGCTTGCAAGATTTTCTCAAGTATTTTTCTACTTGCTCCCATATTATCATTAACTGGTCTGGCATAATTAAAGAAATATTATATTCTCCAGAAGCAGCTTGGTTTGGTCTGTATGCTACTTGATTCATGCTGGTAATAAGCCACCTTTATTAGCAAGTCTAGGCGCTTGTTCAGTTGTCCCTGTTTTAGTTTGCCTTACTCTATCCATCATGCCGTAAAGCTCTTCTGATCCAGCTTGAGAACTGCCATCACCCAACATAGAGACAACATCAGCAGGAATAATAAACTCATCTTGAGACACTGCTATTTTTTCTTTATCTCCAATTATTCCATTAATATCGTCATCCATTCCACCATTGCCAACTCCTTCAATCAAACCTTCTGTTTGTGCATTTGGAGCTAACTCTTGTAAAACAGCTTCTCTTAATTGTAAAAATAATTCATTGCCATATTTTTCAACGAAAGCAGGAATAACTTCTTGGTTGTCAGAATTTCCCAAAACAAACTGAACAACTTCTGATGCTAATGGGTCTTTCTGTACTATCTCAATAAGCATAGATTCTGAGTCAGTGCTTCCGCCTACTGCTCTTCCGCCTCTTCCTCCGCCTCTTTTTCTTCCGCTTTTCTTTTTAGGCTCTGGTTTAGGAGGTGTAACCATTTCTTCTTCTATAGATATTTCATTACGTTTAGGTCTGCCCAAATCAATTACATTTCCATCAGGCATAATTGCTTGAAGACCACCATCAAGAATAACAGTTCCATTTGGCATTTGAGTTCCCATTCTTGTTCCTTTTCCTCCTCTGCCACCACCAGTGTCAACCACAACACGACCATCATCTCCTTGTGGAACTATTCTTGGTGAAGCTGTATTTGGTGGAGCTATTCCAACAGGTAGCTCTGGTTGCATGTCAGGCTTAGGAGCCATGCTCATAGGCAATTCACCAGAAAGAATTTTTTCTTTAAGCTCTGCATTTGTTAATGGTAGTTCGGGTGGTGGCGGTGCGATTACAGTTCCAAATGGCGTGTTACCACCACCTATGTCTGGATTCATGCTCATTAAAACTTCTTGAGAAATATTGTCCATAAAACTGTCTGGAGGACCAATATCAACTGTTCCAACTGGAGGGGGTCCATCTGGAAATCTATCCTCTGGTGACATTAAACCCACACTTGGTTGGTCTTTATAAAAATCCATAAAATTAGAATAATTAATGTCTTCGTTAATAGGCATATTTATATTGGGCATATCAAATGTAGGCATATCTATGGGCGGTATACCTAAATTAGGTTGTCCAACTGGATTTTCAATATCAGGATCAGGCATATCTATATTAGGATATAACGGATTATTCGGATCAAAATTAAACGGATAATCAATACCATAATCATCCCAATTAATATTAGGTATATCTATATCACCAATAATATCATCCCAATTAATAGGAAAGTCAGGAGGAAATATAGGTGGAGTAGTAGGTGGGGTAGTTGGCGGAATAACTGGTGGGAGAACTGGTGGAGTTGTATCTACTGGAACATCTGGGATCGCAGGAACCTCTGGCTGAACAAATTCTAATCCAGCAGGAGCTGAACCAGTAAACTGCTCATAAGGATTAATGGTTGTTGTTGGTGCTATGGTTGCTTGAACACCACCAAAACCACCTTTGCTTCCTTCGTAAGTATCTTCAAGGACTGGCGCTCCACCTGTTGTTGTTGCTGTTGCTGGTTGATTCAATGTGTTTGGTTGAAAATACATTGTTTCTGGAGCAAACCCAGCTAAAAAGTCTGGATTAACTGCATAAGCTTGTCTAGCTGGTGTAAATCTTTGTTGATCTCCTGAAAAATTATTAAAATCCATATCGCCAAAATCATTTCTAAGGATTCCACCCATATCGTAACCAGTTCTTCCACCGCCAGCCATCATTGATAATGCTGCAATATCTGCTTGAACCGATGGGTCCATATTTGTTGAACCACCACCAGCGCTATATAATATAGGCTCAGGTGTGTTTAAGAAATTTTGTCGTCTGCTTTCCTCTTCTTCTTCTTGCATTCGCTGCATTTGTGCTGCATATGCTTCTTCAGATTCCATCATTGCAGTTGGAGCCATTCCGCCATACATTGCTGTCATTGCTAATGGGTCAGTAAGACCAGTTGCTAAATGACCAACTCCTTCCTGAAATCCGCCTGAAAAAATATTTTGCAATTGATTTGGCTCTGAAATATTAGGAAGTGAAGTTGTTAAAGGATTAGCTCCAGCCATTGCGGTTTCTGCTAACGCCTCTGCTCCAGCTCCTGTTGCAAGGTTACTCGGAACACCAGGACCTGCCTGACCTAATGGCATTGTTCCTAAAGTTGTTGTTGCGTCTGCTGCTGCTCCTGCTGCATCTGCTGCTCCTGCTGCTGCTTCTGCTCCTTGTAATGCAGAACCTACACCATAACCTGTTACACCAGCTAACAATCCTTTCTTAAAGTCACCTGTTGCTGCCCATTGAGCCAATCCTGATCCTAGTGCTGATGCAGTTAAAGCGCTCATACCACCAACTCCAGCTAAAAAACTACCTCCCAATAAACTTCCTGCTAAGGGTGCTAAGAAAGGAAGAAAAGCTTCAGGCTGTCCTGTCTCTGGATTTACTGTTAAAGGCATAACTTGTGATAACCCACGCACTTCTGCTGGATTAACGTGCATTAGCATTGAATCTCCATAACGACCCTGTGCTGCTACATTTTGTGTCTGTTGTTTTATGTCCATTAATCCGCCTCCTGCGTATTGTCCTGCTAATTGCATAAGTTCATCTCTATATTTTTCTTGTAAATAATCAGGCAAAAATTCAATAGCATAATCAGGGTTCCTTACATATGCGTCTGGATTTTCTCTCATTCTAGCTACTCTTTTTTGCAAAGTTTTTAATTGATTTCTACCCAGCTTAGAAGCAACATTAAATGCTGGTTTTTGTGGAGGCATAGGTCTTTTTTCTGCACTCACTGTAATTTCTTCTAATGATGGCATTCTTGGTTGGGCGCTTACTGTAATCTCTTCAATTGAAGGCATTGTTGTATCTGGCATATTTTTGTTTCCAAATACAACATCAGACCTTGTATTAGAAACTGGTACATCTTCAACAATTCCACGAATAGGTTCTGCTGATATTTCACCAATTAATTCGTTTTCTCTGTTTCTTATGGTTTCAGTCAATTGTGCAAAATTCATTTTATCTTCTTCAGTAGGAAGATAAATTCCTTTAATATTTCTAAGTTGCTTATTTAAATCACTTAATACTTTATCTTGTCTCAACATTTTATTTTGTTGCATTCTTTGTTGCATTCGTGAAAATATGCCTCTTAATCCAGAAAAAGAGCGATTTGTTTTTTCTTTTTTTATTTCATTCTTTTCTGCCACTATCTTTCCTCTTTGGTTTCGCAGCCAAATATATTAAAACTCATATCAACTGCGCTTGTATAGACCTTAACTACGTCTGTTTGATTTAGAGTTATACCTAAAACTATTGCAAAAGAATCATTTGCTGCAACAGATTTGTCGTAATATAAATATTGTTTATCATCAGCTCCTGCACCAGCTACATGAACACTTAACCTAAATGTGATTGCTGAACCCGTTCTATTTGCTGCCACAATAGAGCTAACAGTTGTCTGCGTCATATCAGGCACAGTATATAAAGTTGTTGTTGTTGTTGCTGATGGGTCTGCTTGACCTAACACTTTTAAATCATCAGCCATGTTTCATTCCCATTAATAAAAATTGATGCCGTTTAGATGCTTTACTTGTTACTGTTGATTGCATCCTTTGTATGGTTGTTATTTTAACATTCAAAGATTCTATTGCTTGCTCAATTGTTCTTCTTGTTAATGCTTCATTATTAGCATCATAGTCGCTACTTGCTAAAGGCAATCCTATTGTTTTAATATCAGCCATTATCTTCTACCATCTGGTCTAATTTGCAGCCTAAGATCACCTAAACGCCAACCATAATCGCTAGAAGAGTTGGATATCTTTAAAGCTGCTTGCCTGCTTCTAGCTCTAGTATTTTCAAATGTAGAGTTAGGGGTTACATTAATTGTTTGTAATGTTGATAATTCTTGCAAAGGATAGTCTCTGCCTTTAATTGTAAAAGTTACAGTATCGCTTGTGCTTTGTTGATCTCTAAACTCTACGTCAGGTATTAACTTAGATATAAATGTAAAGCTTTCACCATCAGGCTCTAAATCAAAATCACTAGATTCTATATAAGCAGTAAATGAATCGCTTCCATCTCCATGCCCAACTTCATGGCTGTATATATAATTAGTATTAGAACTGCTATCATTCTTGCTTGCTGCAATAGGATGTTCATATATTGTTGCTTCATCCCAAGCCGTTCTTACAAAATTATCTGTTGTTGTTCCTATAGACCATGTTTGCTCTAAATAGTTATATAAAACATATTTATTTATTTCAGTGCTTGTGCCAGAAGGATAAAACCACATGACTTCATTTACGCTATCATTTGAAGCTGCAAATACTTTATATGCTTGATCTTGGTTTAAGTCAGATAAAACATAATCTAAAACAGTACATGGAACCCTTTCGGTTGAACCTGAATAAACATAAAATCCATTACGATCCATAAAGTAAACTCTATTGTTAGATGTTGCTGCTGCATTAGGCGAAATCAAACTTGGTCCTTCTGCTACTTCTGTAAAAGAAAATATAAAAGGTTCGCCTACAAAACGCATAGAAACAATTCCAGCATCAGTCCAAATTAATATTTCTTGCCTTGTTCTCAAAGCGCCAATAATTGTTGAACCTTGAGATAACTGTACTCCGCCTGCTTGGTTTGTTGCTGTTGGAGTCCAATCAACCGCACTTTCTCTATCCGAAAATCTAACCAACAATGGGTCAATATTAGAAGAACCAATTGGATTTGCTCCAAAAGCTATTACATGTTTATCTACATCTGATGTCATAACTTGTAAACATTTTGTCGGAACATCACTCGCACCTGACTCTGCTGTTAAATTAACAGCCCTTGTTGTTAGCCCATCTGACTTATCCCAAAAATAAATGCCTCCATTTCTAGGATTAACTATTGCATCATCTCCAAAGTTATCAAGCGACCACAATCTTAATTGATTAGAAAAACCTAAATCGCCAGAAGAACCAAAAGTTCCATCTCCCCAGCTATTTAAACCCCAACCAGTACCACGAACATAAACATCTAATCCAGAATTTAATTGATAAACGCCAACAACACTACTCCCACCATTACCAGTATCACTAGCATTAGCGGTAGCGGTTGCTGTAAAGGTATATGTATTTGCGCTTGGAACAGAGTCAATTTGGTATTCTTGATTTAAAACAGATGCTGTTATGTTTCCACTCAAAGTAGCAGCTCCTGAAAAAGTTACAAAGTCTCCCTCTACGGCTCCATGACTGGTATCTGTTGCAGTAATTGTTGTAGAACCATTTGTTGCTGCAAAAGTAATATCACCAGCAGAAGTAGTTGCTCTTATTGGTGTTATGTCGTAATAAACATCTCCACTTAAATTATAAAGTTTTTGATGAGTTCCCAATATAACAAAGGTATCTCCATTGGTAGCTTTATAGGGATATATTTTTCTGCATGTTCCAATAAATGTATCATTAGAATATTTCTGCCAACCACCTATTCTTTCGGGTCTACCCTTTCTAAATCTAACTTTATCTGCATCAAACCAACCGCCCTCATTACTATAATTAGTGCCTTCCCTATTGATTCCTGCTCTAAAAACATATTTTCTTAATGGCATAATTATTTCTCGTTTTTTTCCTCTTCGTCTTCATCAATGTCTCTGTAATAATCAACAATATGCAATATTTGCTCTAAATACCTAGTAATCTCGCCCATTGTCATTGATAAATTTTCATAACCTTGCGATGTCAAACCATAATAAGCAACTCTGGGTTCTTCTCCAGATTCAACCTTTTCAATATACTCTTCCATAGTGTCTGGGTTCAGAATAACCCATTCAACAGGGGGAGTGTCGATTGGTTCTGGCAAAGGAGGATGATAGATTGGTGTCCGCTTCGCAACATTGACAACCTCAACAGGCTTCACTTGTGGCTCTCTGTTACCCATCTCACCCAACAAAGAGTATGTAGAGCAGCCGTTAATTAGAGGTAGAAGTATTAGTAGTCTCTTCATCGCTTGTTAGTAATTTAAAGTTTTCTATAACCCTTGCTGTCGCCCGATTAACTTTTCCTTGCAAAACTAAAGGTTCTGTCATTGCCATTCCCTCTAAGTTAAAGTTGGCAAACTTACTTCTAAGCTTGGTTACTGTTGCTTGAGAAGCGCTGTATTGCGTATTTAGGGTTTGTATTTGAGCTTGTGTTTTCTTAGCAGACTCTAAGGCTTTTACAATTTGATCGTTTTGTTCTTGTATCGTTCTTTCTAGTACAGCTTGATTATTAATTGCTGTTTGTAGTTCAACTTTTGCTTTATCTAACTTAGTAAACGCAACTATATTAACCATAATGGAAACAAAAAGCAGACCACCTATAACTAAAGCAAGTTTCACTATTATTTCCTCATTGTTTTATGTTTTTTTATGGCTGTTTGTATATAATCCAAACCAAGCTGCGCCAGCACCCACAACAATCGAAATCAATCCTGATTGTTCAAAACTAGGGTCTGTTAAATCCATAAACCAAAAGGTTGTAAAATACAGTAAATACATATACACCGCTAAAAAAGCTCTAGGTATAATTCTCCAACTATCTATTGCTTGTGCTACAAAAATAAATTTTTGATAAGGGTTGTCGTTCTTTTTGTCTTCAAGCTCTCTTATACGATCTTTAAGTGAAGCATTCTCTTGAAGCATTTCCATGAACTTAGATAAGTCCATCTCAACTTCATTTCGAGACATATCTCCACCAAATCTACTGCTTGGATAATGTTCTTCTTCGCTCATATTAATTCGCCAATGGGTTATCGTTTTTGTTTTTTAAACTCTGAACATCATCATACATAATGTCAATGCTTGAGTTAATCCCTGCAATGCTTGTTTGCATAGCAACAATGTCATTTTTAATCGGACTTAAATCTTGTGTCTCTATGTTTAACGATTTAATTTGCTCGTCAACTGCGACTACTTTTTTATCCAAGTCTGTAACTTGATCCGCAAGTGCATCAATCTCATTAATATAACGAGTCATTTTAGACTCAAGATTCTCTATGCGATTAACATACGTTGCGCCCGTATATCCGAAACCAGCTAGCGTACTAACTATACCTGCTAGTGCAATAAGCTGTGTTGTTTTACTTTGAAACCAATCCATATCTACTCCTATAAATTAGGTTGCATACTAATTAAATTATTTATTTCGTTTAAATTTTTGCCATACATTTGAGCAAATGCAACATTATTATCAGGAATATTAGCATTTGCATAAATATCTTCTGGCTCATACCAAGTAGCAAGCTTTGGTAATTCAACTTGTGTATATCCATTAAACCCTTGAACATATCCCATGTATGCAATCAATTGAGACTCATCTGCATACTCACCTGTTTCTTGTTGTTGCTGTTCTAACTGTTCTTGTTGATCTTCTATATTTTTTGCAACAATCTGATCGGCAATTAAATCTGCTTCAGAAGCAGGCATTTCAGACATTGCTGTACTAATTTCTAACTCCATTGAGCCAACTGCTGTGTTTTGTGAGCCACTATTATTTGTATCACTTTGACCAACTGCTACGTTTTGTGAACCAGTAGTATTACTCGAAACGCTTGTATTTGTTGAAGTATTAGAAGCAACAGTTGTTGAACTGCCAACAGAAGCATTATTGCCACCCATAGTATTTGATCCGCTTTCGCCAACAGAAGAATTATTACCACCTACTGCAACATTGCTAGAACTCATCGATAAAACTTGTTGAGTTTGTATTGCAGAACTTGTTACTTGTGCAGAAATACTAGGCGAATTACTGGTGCTTATACCGCCTCCTGACGCTGAACTAGCTACTGCTGTGCTTGTAGTGTTAGAAACGCCACCAGAAGCCACAGAAGAAGCGTAGGAGCCTCCTGATGATATAGATGTACCTGTAGCCTGTGCAGATGTTCCAGAGGTTGTGCCGCTTACACTATTACTTGCTGCTCTAATAGAGTCTGCTACAACATTTAATTGTTTTGCTTTTTTGCTGTCTTTTTTATCTTCGCCCTCTGCGATAACAACTTCGATAGTTTCTTCTCTATCTTCGCTCTCTTCATCAATTGTTTCGTTATCTTCCAAGTCATTAAATTCTTCTTCATCAGAATCAGCAAGTTGTTCAAGTATTTCTTCACTTTCTTCACTTTCAATCCACTCCTCAATTTCTTCTATTGTTTCAAACTCAAGAAACTCAATTTCTTCTTCTTCTATATATTCTTCAAGATTCTCTTGATATTCAAAATGATTTAATAAGACATCTTCTAATACAGGAAGATCGTAGTTTGTTTCATAATATTCTTCTACCAACAAAATTTCTTCATATATCTGTTCTATATAAGGCTCTTCTTCGATATAACTTAAAGGAATAAAAATTTCTTCGGGCAGTAAATCAAATTCTTCTATAAAAGTCTCAAGGTATTCTTCTTCAAAATACAGTGTTTCTTCGTAATACAATTCTTCTTCGTAATATTGTTCTTCAAAATAAAGTTCTTCTTGGTAAGGGTCTAATCCTTGTAACTCAGCAATATATATAAGCTCTTCTTCATAGTAGTAATCTTCTTCGTAATACGATTCAGTGTATCCGTACTGCTCTTCTTCATAGGTTTCATAGCCGTACATATCTTCTTCGTAATAAGTGTCTTGGACAAAAGTTTCGACCATATATCCAGCACAAGCTGGCGAATACTGCGAGTCCAAAGTACACTCATAATCAAACAAATCATCCCAATAGTTAGGACACTGAGTAGAATACAATCCATCTAAGTCACATTGCTGAGTTAAATATGCTGCTCCATATCCTGAACAAGCAGTGTTGTTTAAGGGGTTGCTGCAATCCAAAGCATTGCCAGAACCTAGACCATATAAACTGCCCCCATTTTCTAATAATGTATTAAATGAGGTGTTATTCCAATTGGTATTAACACAAGTGCCTGCAACATTTGTTGTTCCTGTGCTGCATTCATCGTGAAATAAATAGGTATATAACTCGTCTGCTGCGCCTTGTTCACCGATCAATACATCGTGATTAATAATATCCAATGCCCCGTATCGAAATTCAAAACTGTCGTCTGACTTCCATAATATGACCTCAAAAGAGTTATCTGTGTTGCCTCGATTGTATTCCCGTAGGTTGTACCACCCAAAGACTGTTTTGTCGGTAAAGTTTCTAGCCAACACACTTGAGCCGTTGTCTCGTATTAGATCAGTCCAAAAAGGATATAATGTGTATGTTATTTCAGGCAGTGGATCAGGTGTGTAGTCATTACAATAACCTCCTGACGACCCAAAGTGTAAACAACCATTCGTTGCCATTCTAGCAGATGTAAAGTCTTCACCATAAAAAGTAAAAGTAAAATCTAAATTAAAAGCACTGGATACTTGGTCATCACCAACACCCATATTGTTAGAAGTAGCTATATAGTTTGTCTTTAAATCAATAAGAGATTGATTTGCTTCGTAAATATACCCTGCATTTAATGTAGGTATAAATAAAACAAAAGTTAAACTAACTGCCCTTATCAAATTCACGCTTACAAGTCAGCCTTGATTTATTTTGCCCAGAAGAGTTTTCAGTTTTAGCGCATTTAGCAACATAGCTGGCTTTAGCTTCTTTATAGTCTGGGCGATCTTTAGGGTTTGCTGCCCATGCTGCTCTTGCTTCCTCGCCTATCTTGCCCTCATACGGGCATGGAGTACCAGCCATATACATCGCACTAAATACTCTAACGTCTTGGCACATAATAGCAACTGCTGCGACTTTCATACCCATATCATAAAGATACTTACCTAGTTTTAGTCTTTCACAGTTTTCATCTCTAACTGTTCTTCCAGCAGACAAACCAAATACTTGTCCTTGAAATGCACCAGACCGACCTACAGTACAGAGGTCTTGGCTGTAGCTCATTATAGAAGGAGCAATCGCAGAAGCAGGCGGTGCTTCAGTCTTGATGTTTTGATTAATAGTTTGCTCAGATTTCGACTCATTAATGTTTCGATTTGTGTTGTTAGAAGTGCTGGTGTTTTCATTAACATTTTTATTGTCTGTGGTTACGTTTGAGTTTGAGTTCGACTCGTTTTTATTTACGTTTGTGTTGTTAGATGTTGATGACGAAGTGTTGTTGTTGTTATTTGTGTTTATGTTTGTATTCGTACTTGTCGAAGTGTTGTTGTTGTTATTTGTGTTAGTCGATGTACTAGTATTGTTATTGGTATTAGTGCTTGTCGAAGTATTTGTATTTGTATTTGTATTATTATTTGTATTGCTCGATGTGCTTGTATTTGTATTGTTATTTGTATTTGTTGCGGTTGATGTCGAAGTATTTGTATTTGTGTTGTTGTTGGTAGCAGTCGAGCTATTAGTATTATTATTAGTATTGGTGTTAGTATTTGTTGCTGTTGATGTACTAGTATTGTTATTTGTGTTGTTGTTGGTATTAGTGTTTGTATTTGTGTTAGTACCAGTAGATGTAGTAGTTGTTGTATTAGTATTGTTATTAGTATTAGTATTAGTATTGGTGTTGGTGTTAGTGTTGGTATTGGTGTTGGTATTCGTATTAGTTGTAGTTGTAGTCGATGTCGTAGTCATCGAGTTTTGTTCGCAATACTGATCCCCAGCAGTACAGTCACCAGTTTGATCTGCTTGTGCATCATTTATAAAAAAAAATACAGCAAGCAATGAAATATATTTTTTCATATGCTATCTGGGTCAAACAAACCATTTGCAATTAATGTTTGTCTATTAGTAATGTGTTCTTTTTCTATTTCTTCTTTGCTCTGTCCGTAATATTCAACTGCAAGAAAGTTATCAATTAAAGATTGATTGATATTTGTATCGCCAACATGAAGCTCTCCTAATATACGACCAAACTTGCCTTTTTTATCTTTTTTGGTTTTTATAACAACATCACCTTTAGATAACTCTTTAACCAAAAAATCTTTACTCATAAGACCTCTAGCCTTTTCATCTTTATCTCTAGTGCGGGATTCTGGTGTATCAATGCCATACATACGAACTCTTGCCTTATGAAATATAGAAAAACCACAATCAATAATTACATCGACTGTATCACCATCTACAACTCTTGCTATTTGACAATTATATTCAAACATTACAACAACCCAAAAATTCTAAATAAATCCCAAAGAACATAGGCAAAACAAATCCAAAATGCTTTTCTATAAAAAGCATATTTGTTGTAAACAACTTCTGGCACTTTGCCTAATCTATAAAGCTCTTCCATGAATATTCAAAAACTTTACTCAGTTTCTTTATCAGTTGCTTGTGTTTCTTCTTCTAACTTGTCAACAACAGTACCAACCGCACCAACTGGTATAGCTATTGCTGTCTGCCCAATGCTAACTACATCATCAACAACTGCTCCTGCAATGTTTTTGCCTGATTCTATCGTTGTTTGTACTGCCGAACAGCCTGTTAAAATAAAACTTAACGCTAATATTTTTTTCATTACTTATCCTTTGCTTTCCATAGGTTTAAAGCTCCTGCATCAATTACTGCATAGAGTTTTTTCATCCAACCCGTTTTTTTAGGCGTTGGTGTTATCATTGCAATTACACTACAAGTAGTAACTACTGTCATTATAATTGCCATTATATTTGCAAATGTTTGCATATTTTTTCTCCTTTATCCAAAAATTATTCCAGCCATACCAATTACCAAAGTAATCAGTGTAGCCACTATAAAGTGTTCCAGTCGTTTAACCCTGTTAATAACTTCTAACCATCGCTCTGCACAGACTGCTTCGTGGCTTTCTATTTTATTATTAACAGTAGCTACAGTCATTTTAGTCATGCTGCCTCTACTTCCCAACAATTCAAGTTTGAAGCAACTGTTCGTCTTTCTCCTTCGCCTTTGAATGGATAAACCATGTGAGATAACCAAGAAGGAAATAAATACAGCTTTCCAACTTCAGGTTGTACTTCAAAACTTTGCGGTGGTCTTAATCGTTCTACATTCATTATTTCATTACGACCATAATTAAATGCTAAGTACCCATCACACGCACCAGACGCTTCGTATTTATTATACAAAGGACTGCCAGCAGCAGGTTGATCCAGTATCTGTTGTGGCACTTTAGTCCAACAAGTCGTTGATATGCCCATAATTGTTTTAGTGCCGTGATCGTGTATTGGGTTGTAATCACCAGCATAACTATGAACCGACCACGTTTCGTCTATCGCAACTTGCCGATTCTTTTTAAGGTTACTGCCTGTTTCTTTCATAAAATGATTAATGTATTGAGCACCTAGCAAAGTTACAAACTTAGAATATTGTCTAACCTTTTCATGTTCTGGGTCCATATTTAATTGCTCACCATGAGCAATCTGCCCTACCAATGAATGTGCCAATGATTCTTTATCTGCTTGTTCTCTAAGATCGTCAAGATAAGTATTTAAGTCCTCAACCATGCCGTCTGGCATACGAGTCTCTAATACGAACACCGAAGGCATTGTCCAGATATTAACATCA